GGGTACTAGGCCCGTTGATCAAGTTTCGCTCCGCATCTTCTGGGTGGTCGCATCACACAGCCTTCTGGCCTGTGGGTTGTAGGTACAGCATGAATGAGGAATCGGGGGCAGAGTTCGGTACACGTAGCTTCGGCGCGGGCTGGTAATATGTACAACTATCCTAGTTAAGGGGGGGGCATACCTCACAGTGCTCACCATCCATGGTAAGGTTGAATGGACGTCGTTGGCTTGCTCGACGTTAAATAAGTATTGTTCACCAGCGCAGGCTGGTGCGTGGGCTAGGACCCCCTGAGTAAACAGTAAATCCGCGGCCGGCGAGAATGGCGACGAGTAAACGTAAAATCTCTAGGGCGGAAGCCCGACCCGCTGCGTGCCGCGGGGATAAACACGCATTGCCGTCAGAGGTGGTCAATTGATACCTGACGTTAAACAAAGTCGGGTGTACCCGACCGGCCCCCGTTAGGGGCCATCCCAACCTTAACTTCACAATCATGGCCACAACTACATTGAACACAGACTTTAACGCTTTTGTCAGCTCCACCACTCAGCTCAGCATTGCTCTAACGCCGATTTTGATCAGTCTGTACATCATTGTAACTTTTGTGAGGTATGTTCGCCGTTGGTGGGGGGCGAACCTCGTACCGGAGTCTCATCAGCGGGAAGCTAGGCGTCTCCAGGCGGAATTTGATTCCGTCTCGGAGTTGCCACGCGACCTGCTTGAGGCAACGTACGATGGGGATGGGAAAGTGGTGAGGCGCAAGCCGCGCAAGGGCAATTCCACTTGGTGGATGGCCTACGCGGTTATGGCCCGAGGGAAGTTTCATGACCCGAGCAACACCGTAGCCATGCGTCGTAGCATCCACAAGTGGATTTACGAGCAGATGGAGGCTGACTGCGTGACGAAGCTTGACATTGCCCGTGTTGTTCACAGGGCGGTTGAGTGGACTTACCACGCCGACGTCGGTGAGGTGAAGGCGGGCATGGACCGGAACTCAAGGGCCATGGTCGAGAGGGAAATCGACTATACGGCGCCTTGGTGGTCGTACTGGTGGGGCGTCAGCAGACGCACCGCCGGTAGCGGCTAGGGGGGCCCAGTGGCCGTACCTGGCAGGGACAGCGAGGATTCGCTGGCACCCAACCCTGCCGGTTTGGAAGTACGGTACATATTGGGAGCCACCACGCGCACTCGGCATACTTATATGGTCGGTGAGGGCATGTCCCCACCCCGAGAAGTCTACGCGTTCAATTCGACCATAGTAAATCTGCTCAAGGCAGTCAAGGAGAGGGTCTTTTACGTCAAGAAGGATGGTGTTTTTGTGTCACCCCCGCGCCCCGGTAGCAGCATGGCTTTTGTCATGCGGCGAAAGGACGCGAGGGATGCTGGCTGCTGCAGCATTTGCCGTGAGGATTTCAAGGCGCTAGCGATAGCGTCTCGACTTCCTTGTGGACACACCTACCATTTTGATTGCATCGAGGGGTGGGTCACTCATTGTCGGGAATCTGGCATTGATGTGTCCTGTCCACTTTGCAGAGAGACCTGGTCTCCGCCTCCTTCGGATGCGGAAACCATCTACGACAGCCGCTTGGGAGCTATCCAGGAGCGCATTCTGGAGTTATGCCCACGCCTGAGCCCTTTGGAACGAGAGGATTTTCCTCTCTTGTACGAGGGTAAGAAACGAAGCGTATACCAGAATGCCGTCGAAAGCCTGTACGTCAGGGGTATTAGACGCAAGGATGGTGAGCTCAGTAATTTCACAAAGACTGAGCGTACAACCAAGCAAGGGGCGGTACCAAGGAACATTTCACCACGTGATCCAAGGTACAACGTTGAAGTAGGACGGGTTATTAAACCTGCCGAGGGAATCCTACTCAATGGCGTGACGCGGTTGCTCGGTTCCAAGACTGTGATGAAGGGCATGAATGCATCGCAGGTTGGGGCTGAGTTTCACCGTAAGTGGGAGAAGATGGGGGGAGATGGACAGGCTGTGGCGGTTGGGTTGGACGCTTCCCGATTTGATCAGCATGTCTCCAGGCAAGCGCTGGAGTGGGAACACAAGTTTTACTTGGGGCTTCTCACGAGTCCGAAGGACCGGAAATGGCTCGCCAGGTTGTTGACCTGGCAGATCCAGAATAAGGCGTTCGGGCGCTGCGCGGATGGCTGGCTTAGGTATGAGATTGAAGGGACGCGGTGCTCAGGTGACATGAACACGGGATTGGGCAATTGCCTGATTGCGTGTTGTCTGTTGATCGCCTACTGTACTGAGCGCGGTGTCCCATTCGAACTGGCTAACAACGGAGACGATTGTGTCATTATTTGTCACAAGCGTCACCTGGCCAGGTTCTCTGCCGGGCTGGATCTCTGGTTCAGGGAGATGGGGTTCAATATGGTGGTCGAGGAGCCGGTGTATGAGCTTGAGAAGGTGGTGTTCTGTCAGTCACAACCAGTGTTTGATGGGGCGTCTTGGACTATGGTCCGGGACCCTCGTAGCTGTATAGTGAAGGACTGCATCAGTCTCAAGCCTTGGTGTAATGCCAAGGAGTACGAGTCGTGGATCAAGTGTGTCGGCATGTCCGGCACCTCTCTGGCCGGGGGTATCCCGGTGCTTGATTCATTCTATCGTGCTTTCATGCGCGCCGGCCGCGACGCCAAACCCCTCAAACTGACCGACCCCACGCTTATCGGCGGACTGTTCTGGCAGTCCAAGGGTATGCACAGGCGCTCCCTCGCCGTCTCACAAGACGCGAGGTACTCCTTTTGGAGGGCGTTTGACATCACCCCCGATGAGCAGGTAGCAATCGAGTCCGAGTACGATGCTACCACCCCATATTTCCAGGAAGTTCGTAAGGATTGGGAGTTTTTACCAACCCACGAACACACCCTCCTTCTGTGACGCCCACTTGGGCATTTTCCGGTGACTCCGGTTTAACAACGTCAACCAGAAGGCCACTGGTTTAACAAATCAGCAATTGGGTTGGGGAGTGTAGAATGACCAAAACTGTGATCGCCAATGCTCGTCGTCGGGTGTTGGTGTGACGCAAAACTTCAGTGCTAAGGGTTCGCCCGGAATGCCAAGAGACTGCACGGTCATGCGTTCTTGTAATGTTCTCCCTGATGTACAGTCCTGTTGTGGTGGCAGGATCCAATACACACCACTCAAACTGTCTTTTCAAATTTATATATACAATTCAACCGTTGTCCTGCGCAATGGCGAAGAAGCAACAGCAACAGCGCGCCAAGAAGTCCGCACGTGCGGTCGTCCGTGCACCAACTTCCATCAGTGCCAGAAAGACCACCCCGAATGGTGGTCCCAGGCAGGAGGTCATGATAGCAGAGGTGACGTCCCCGGACGGGGTCTTCACCCTGCATTGCGGAAACATCCCATGGCTGAGGGGAGTAGCGGGATCTTACCAGAAGTGGAACCTCACGGGGGTCCGGGTCTGGTTCGAACCCCGAGTGTCCACGGCCACAAACGGCACGATGCATCTAGCGTTTCTGAGGGATTTCCAGGACCTTATCCCCAAGACCGTCGGCCAGATCTCCACGGTAAGCGGAGCATCTCGAGCCGCAGTCTGGGACAAGCAGTCTCTGCCGGTGCCGACGGGAAAGGCGATGGAATACTGTTCCCTCTCAAGCTTTCCATTGATGGACTTAAGCGATCGAAATGACCGAGCAATTGGTCGGATCGCCTGGGTCGCGGACATGGACCCTGGATTCTTTCCTTCTTCCGGCACGGCGGTAGCAGGTCGCATTTACATGTCCTACACCCCGGTGCTCACCGGGCCCATCGACCCCGCCCTTCAGCTTGAATAGGAGGTTGGGGGTGGATCTGGCGCCTTGCCAGGTGCCACTCCCGACACTGGTGGGTCGGGGGGGAGCGGTGAGGTTCCAACACCTACGCAACCGCTTCGGCGCACCGCCGGT